GGACGGAGAACGCTGGGCGGCCGTGAAGAGCACCGAGCCGGACCCGGAGACGGTGATCTCGCTGCACTGGGCGGCGGAGCAGATCCGCGCCGCGCACGCCCGAGGCGAACGATGCGCATCCTGCCAACCGGACCACTGCATCGACGACGCTTGGGCGACTGTGACCATCCATTTGGCGACGTTACGGCCCGTCGGTCCGTTCGTCTGAGTTGCGCCACCCATCCACACTGGACCGTGATCCCCTGACTACACGGAGTTTGACCATGCAGACCTGGCAGATCGTCTCCCTCGCCGCCGTCGCGCCCTTCGTCGCCGTCGCCGCGTTCATCGCCACCAACCCCACAGGCTTCGCCACCCTGGTAGCGACGCTAATGCGCTGAAGCTCCCGGCCCGCCAGCCGGTCGAGGGGCGTCCTCGCGGGCACATCGTGGACGCCAAACAGCGCCCCACCTCTACAGAGGTGGGGCGCTGTCATGTCTGGACCAGCAGACAGCAACTTGGAGGTCGCCCGTCCACCATCGCCCACGTCCCGGCTTCGTCGCAAGCTGCGCAACGAAATGGGACGCAAAGACGCAGAAGCGCCCCGCATCCCCGGCCGAAGCCGAAGGTGCGGGGCGCTCCCCCGTTAGCCCCGCCCTGCCTTCTTCCGGCCACGGGGGGTTGCCGGTGGGCAGGACGGGGTGCTCAAAAAGACTGGCGGACTACCGATCCGGGTGCGCGTACACCGGCAGGGCCTTCTTGCCGAGGAGCTTGCCGAACGCCGGCCACTGCTCCTCCAGCGCGCGCACGATCAGGTAGTAGATGCCGGTGACCAGCGCGGTGCCGAACGTCACCAGCCCAACCTCCGCCTCAGCGCCGAGCTCCAGGCCGAGCGACGCCAGCCACGACAGGACCGCGCCGACGCCGAGCGGCACCCAGGTTCTTATCAGCGAGGTGAAGTAGTCGTTCATCGGCTTCTCCTTCGACGGAGCAAGGGACGGAGAACCCCGGCCCGGGTCTCCGTCCAAGCCCGAGCCGGGGTTTCGTAGCGGGCGTCCGATTCGAACGGCCTCTCGGGCTTATGAGGCCCGCGTGGTACCTCTCCACCACGCCCGCATCGCATGACTTTTCAACTAGCAGCCAAAGTCGGCGCGGAGTTTCCGCATCTCCTGCAACGTCACCCGGCCGCGCTCAGTCGTCGGCGCAGGCCCGTCGGTGAGGATCCCTAAGATGCCGCACCATTTGCGTTCAGACTCCCGCTGCACATAGTTCGTGTACCAGATGCCGGACAACACGAGCGCCAGGACGGTCACCACGAACACGAGCCTCGACCATTTGCCGGGGCCAGTCACGGCTCACCCGCCCCGGGTGGCGATGGTGACGGCGATGGCCGCGGCTGCGGCTGCGGCGGAGACGGCGGCGACGACCCACTGGCCGGCGTACTCCCGGCCAGCGGCCACGCCGCCATCACGGCCGGGCCGCCCAACACCAGAATGCAGCCGGTCATCAGCACCAGCTCGGCGCCGTGGGTCACCTGCCATATGAACCCGAACGACCCGAGCCCCAGGCACACGATGTCGCGGATCGCGGGGATCAGCTTGGCGGTCACGCACTGGCCTGCCCTTCCGGTACTACAGTCTGGTAACCCCGTAGCACCGGGGATCAGTCCTGCGGGCCGCGGACCTTCACCGCGCCGCCCTCGCCGAGGTCGGCGACGGCATCGCGGATGATCGGCTCCAGGGCGGCGACGACCGCGGCCACGTCCACGTTCCCACCGGCGGTGGCGAGCAACTGGTCGACCTGCTCGCGCAGCTCGGCGAGCTGCGTCGACAGCGCCGTTACCGTGTTGTACAGGTAGTTGAGCACACCCAACGTGCTCATGCCGGCCGGGATCCCACCGCCGACGTACTGCCAGGGGAAGGCCTTCATCTGGGCCTCGGTGTAGTCCGCCATGTCCCCCTCCTCGGCCGCCAGCCACTGCTGTGCGGTCTCGCCCTTGACCACGGACAGGATTGCCCTGGCCGCCTTCCAGCTCTGCTCATCGGTGCCGACGTACAGGTAGAACGACTCCACATGCTCGTGCCACTTGTGGCTGTCGTCGGTGGTGGAGATCGTGCCGGCCGGAAGGTCATACCTCCCGGGCGAACCGTTGCCGTCCCACCCGTTGAAGCAGTCCACGTACCCGGCCCGCGGGTCGCTCGCGCGCGCGTTGTACAGCGACCTGAACCGGCCGTGGACCAACTTCATGTCCGCTTCATTCATGGACATGTCGATCGCGCAGGACATGTTGGACGGACCCTGTTTGTCCTTGGAATGCGTCACCGCCCAGGACCCGGACGGGTTGTCCTGCCGCGACCAGTGCTTGCTGGTCTTGCCTCGGTCACCAGAGTCGTTGACGATCCCCGAGCATTCCGCGGACGGGATCGCCTTCTCCCACTCGTCAGCCAACCACTCCAGGACCTGCGGCGCGTAGGTCGCCATCAGCCCTCCCTTACCGTCGACGGCGACCGAGCTTCTTCTTGCCGGTCGCCAGAGCCCGCGACGTGGCGCGGCTGTACTCGTCGAGTTCGAGCAGCGCCTGTGCGGTGTCGGCGTCGTACTCGACCGAGATGATGCGGAACACGCTGCGCCCGTCCCGGCCGGTGGCGGAGATGGCGGACGGGTCCGCGGACAGTGGGCGGACACGGATCAGCTCACCGGCCTGGATCTCCCACGGCTGGGCCATCTTGCCCATGGTCAGGTCGTGGATCGGCTTGGCGATCGTCAACCGGCCCTGCGCCGGCGGCTTGGCGTGCTCTTCGAGGAACGACTGCCCGGCCTCAGCCGCGTCGGTGGCGTTCGCCGAGTTGTCCAGGTCCAACCGCGCCTCGCGGGTCAGCCCGGCATCGTCGAGATCCGGGACCGTGGACGTCGACCTGACGCTGACCTTCTGCCCGAGCCCGTCGGTGTAGAACACGCTGACCGCGTTGAACACCTGATTAGCCGAGGCGGGCATGGTGATCCCGGCCTCCAGGTCGGCCTCGTACCGCACAGAGGTTGGGCGTTGCACCCAGCGGAACCGGTACTTGCCGGCCGAGTTGGATTCGAGAACCTCCCACCGGTAGCCCGGTTCCAACTCGACGAGGTAGTCCAGGACCTCGCGTGCGGTCACACCATCAGGCCAGGCGAGGTGGTTGATCTGGTAGGAGGTGGTGGCGATTTCCGCGGTGTCGCCGTCGTACTGGTCCAGCAACCTGCCGAGCAAGTCAGCCACGACGGTGGAGGCGAGGATCTGCTTGTCCGCCGAGGAGTAGCCGCTGCTCTGCTCGGTGCCGGACTTGGTGTATGTGGTGGTGGCCATCACGATGTCCTTGAAGCTGGCCCACACGATGTCCGAGGTGCCCGTGCCACTCGCCGCGCCCGTCCACCGGAACTGCAAGATGGGCCGTGAGTCACCGAACGCGAACGCTCCCGTTCCGACCAGGGCCGTCGAGTTCCCGGCGCCGGCGGTGGACGCGGACTGGGTGCGGACGACGTTGGACCCTGAGGAGAAGCCGCGCAGCTCCCAACTGGCGCTCGTCAGGCCGGCGTCCCAGGAGTAGTCAAAGACGGCGAGGTTCTGGCCGGCGTTCTCGATGCCCAAGAAGTAAGCCGTACATGCGCCATTTGTCGGCACCGTCATGCCGGTTGGGAACGACAAGACCAGCGACTGCTCGCCCGACCCGCCTGGGTCGTCACCTGCGGAGACCTGGGTGTTCTGCTGCTCGCCGGACGCCGAGCGGGCTTTGATGAAGCCCTCCGGGCCGCGCCACACGTAGTACAGCGGCACCGACCTGTCGGAAGCGTGGGCCATGCCGCCGACCGCGGCGATGCGCCACACCTCACCCTCAGCCGAGCTCTCCGTCCCAAGGTCCTCGACCCTGCCCTCCCACTCGGGCAGGTGGCTCAGGCCGTAGATGTAGACCTTGGAGAAGTAGTCGACCTCGGTGGGCAGCAACCCGATCGGCCGCGAGATCACCAGCTCGGCGGAGGCGTACCCGCCCATGTCGACCCGCTTGAACTTCAGATGGCGCAGTTCGTTGGTGACGTGCAGGTCGACTTGGCCGGTCTCCAGCCGCACCGACAGCGGCACGGGGATCATGTGTCGGCCCGCCACACATGCCGGTAGCGCGGGTAGTACTCGACCGTCACGTCGACCGTGTCGGTCTTCGTGTCCGACACCAGCCCGCCGCCGTTGAGCAGCACATACACCCGGTTGTCCACGCCTGGGGACAGGTATGGGAACTGCCCCGTCACCTTGATTGGCTCGCGCGGGTAGATCTCGCCACTGGCGCCAAGGTTGTAGGCCTGCATCCGCACCCCGTCGACCACCGCGTACGTAGGGCCCGACGAGGTAGGCCAGTAGGCGACGCAAGGTTTGTCCTCGTACGGGATGAACAGCAGCACGTCGAAGTCGAGGTTCCCCGAACCGGAGGTCCGCTGGGCGGAGATGGTGAACACGTTGCCGCGGGCCGCCAACTCTGTCCCGGAGCCGTCGTACACGGGGTCGGCGCCGAGCGGGATCTGCGCGACGCCGAGGAACTTCCAGCGCCGGTCAGTGGTGGTCGGCAGCGCCACCTCGTCATGGTCAACGCTGGTGGAGCCGGTGGACTGACCCAACTGCACGTTGATGTCGGCGCCGGACGACGACTTGCGGCACCGCAGGTACACCGCGTACCGGCCGCGGGCGTCCACACTCGCCGACGACGGGAACGTCGAGCTGGTCAGCCGCGTCGTCATGGTGGCGGCCACGGTGGAGAACGTGCAGCGCATGTAGTTCTGCCCAGACCCACTCATGACCGCGTCGTTGGCCTGGATTGTGGTGTCGGTGCCGCCGGTCATCAACTCGGCTTGCAGCACGAACGGCGCTGAGGATGGCGTTCCCCGCCGCCGTACGGCGATGACGGTCGGGCCCTTGTCCTCGACGTTGGCGAACGCGAACTTGAAGATCGCCGGGGTTTCCGTGTCGCCGAGCAGGTCCGTCGAGTCGATGTCGAAGAAGCATCCGTTGGACACCGCGGCCGGGTCGTTGTTGACCGTGGCGGTGGCGATGGTCTCCTTCAGCCCGTACGCGAAAGGCTCGGCGATCAGGTCCACTGTGATGTGGGTGAGGTCCTGCAACGGCAGCACGTCCTCGATGGCTTCCGGCCCGCACCGCTTGGTGCGGAAGAACACCGGGTGCGTGGCGCCGGTGGGCTGCCACTTGAGGATGTTGCCCGGCCGATCCAGCTCGCGCATCAGGTTCTGCACGTCGCTGGTGGAGCCGTTCACCAACTCCAACGCCAGCGAGATGACCCGGTCTTCGTATGCGCCGGCGGTGGTGACCGAGCCGTCCGTGAGCAGCGTCTGCGACGTCGCGTACCGAAGCTCCGGTTGGGCCACCTGGGTCTGCTTGCCGAGCACCTTCCACGGCCGCGCGTTCAGGTTCAGCCGAACCGTCGGCGAGGAGGAGATGGCGTCGACGAACTGGACGATCGTCATCCTGTCCGGTCCTCCATGTCGGCGACCCGGCCGATCTCCAGGTTGATCGCGCGGGCGATCTTGCGGGCCAACTGGTTCGGGTTCTCGCGCCCGCTGGTGTTGGCCTGAACGGTGATCCCGCCGTTGACGTTGACCATCCGCGTGGTGGTGGAACGGTTGACCATCTGCTGCGGCACGATCCTGTGCCCGTACCAGCCCGCGCCCTGGTCCAGCAGCGACAGGGAGCGCTTGGGGTTGCCGCGCTTGGGCACGAACAGCTCCCCGCCGGTGGCCGGCTCGGCGAACGCGTACCGGGCCGGGCTGCGGGTGGAGTGGATGCCGGCCTCGCGCAGCCGCATCACGCCGTTGCGGGCCGGCTCGTAGATGCCGCCCCACCGGTTGTTGCGGCCCTTGTCCCATTGGTTGGCGGTGACCTGCGCGTCCACCGTCGCCCCGCGCAGGCTACGCAGGGCCGCACGCAGGGCCGCGATGCGGCCGAAGGCGTTGCCGGTGGTGACCGTGATGGCGGCGTTGTACTGGCCGTCGACTTCGAGCAGCTTCCGGCGCAACGCCTCCGCGCGGGCCTTGGCGGCCGGCGAGTTGTCCTTGACCTTCGTGTCGACGACGGGCGGAATCAGGCCGAGCTGAACGGCCAGGTCGTGGGCTTCCTTCTTGTCGACGCCCATCGCGTCGGCCAGCCTCATGAACTTCTTCCAGCCGTCGTCAGCCATCTCGGCGGCCTTACCCTGCGAGCCGGTCAGCGCCGTCTGCTCCGCCACCGTCTCAGCGGTGATGTTGGCCAGTTCTTCGAGAACGTCCCGGTTACGCCGACCTGCCGCCGAGTGTTCGTCGATGCCCTTGCCGGCATCCCGGGCGGCTACCTTCGCTTCGGAAAGCGCCTGGTAGAAGTCGGTCGTCGCGCCGAACGCCGACCGATTCGCCGCACCGGCCTCCTCGACCTGCTGACGGTAGCTCGACACACTCGGCGCTGCGGCGGAGGCTTCGCCGCCGACCAGGCCGAACGCCTCGGCAAGGTTGAAGCTCGACCCGGCCGCCCCGTCGGATGACTGCTTGCTGGCGTCTACCGCGCCGCGTAGCCGCTCGACATCAGCCAACGCCTGGTTGCTCATCTTCCCGATGGGCGTCCAGTCCGGCATGAAGGCGGTGGCCTTGCCGACTACCTCGACGATGTCCAGCACGACACTGAACGCGGCGGTAAGCCCGCTCAGGAACTTGCCGGTGGCCCCGATCGCCCGCTCGATGAACATGACGACGAACTCCATCGCCATCGCCAGGTCGTCGCCGTTCTTGGAGATGTCGTCGAACATCTTCCCCAGTGCGGTGCCGATCTTCGGCAGCCCTTGGGACAGGATGTTGATCAGTGGTTGGGCGCGTTGGATGGCCTTGACGATGCCCGGCAGGGCGTTGCGGATCAGCCCGGCGAAGCCCCGGGCGAGGGGCTCCACATACTTGGACGCGGCGAAGAAGATGGCGCGGATGTCGGCGCCGGCGGCGTCGAACTCGGCGCGCATGATGCCGATCGCCCGCAGCACCGGGTTGATGAACGGCTGGGCGGCGAACGTCAGCGACGACAGCATGTGCTCGCCGAGGCTCTTGCCGGCCGCCTTGATCCGCTCATCCCTGGCCGCAAGCGCGATACCGGCCGCCATCGCCCCACCGCCGATGCCGGCGGTGATTCCCGCGGACAGGGTCGCTCCGATGACCGGAGCCGCAGCGGCGGCAGCCGCGATCAGCCCAGCCTTCACCTGTGGCGGCACCTGCTGCCACAGGTCGCCGAAGCGGCCGAACGCGGCCTTGGCGAACGCGCCCCCGGCCTCGCTGCCGGCCTTGGCGAACCGACCCTTGCTGTCGTGTAGGCGGCCGTTGGCGTCGCGGGAGAACTTGGTGACTTCCTTGGCCGACTCGGCGAACGCCTTCTTGGTGTTGCCCGCTTCGGCGTTGAGGTCCCTGACGTCGCGGGTCAGTTGCTTGGTTTCCTGCGACGCCTCGACGCGTCCGCGCTTGAACTGGGTGACTTCGAGGGCGAGACCGACCTTCACCGTCCGGTTAGCCATCGGCCCTCCGTTTCACCTGATAGAGCACGGCTTCCGGCTGCGCGGTGTTCTTGCGCTGCTCCTGCGCCATCGCCACGGCGGTGGTCTTGTGGCAGCGCACCGGCAGGGCCTCGTACGCCTCGTACGCGTCGCGGTCCTGACATTCAGCGGCGGGCCCGCCACACAGCGGGCACTGCTCGGCTTCGAGTTTGGTCAGCGCGAGCATCTCGGCGCGGGACTGCTCATCCCAGCCGGACTCCACCCACTGCACCGACCTGCCGGTGACCCGGCCGTCGGAGTCGTAGTGCACGGTTTCGGACCGCGGCACCCAGCCGCGGAACACCCGCAGAGGCACGCCAAGCCGCCTCGCTGTCTCCACCTCAAGCTTCAGCTCAGGTGAGGCGGCGAGGCGGCGACTCAGTTTGGGATGTCTACCTTGCGGACGTTCAGGTCGTTGACGACGGAGACGAGGTCGTTGTACTGCGCTTCCGTCAGGGATTCGGACAGCTTCGCCCACTGCGCCGGCGTCAGCTTCGGCTCGACGATCGACTCAGGGATGGCCGCGTTGAAAAACGCGTCCGGGTCGTAGCCGATCGCCTGGTCAAGTTCGTTGTCCTCGCGCGGCTTGTGCGCGTTGATCAGTTCGTCCCAGCGGCGCTTGGGCATGGCCCGCATCCGCACGACGACCGTCGCCGTCTTCATCTCCTCGCGCAGCCGATCGAGTTGCTCTTCGATCTCGGCGGACTCGCCGGCCAGCGAATCGGTCTTGGCCACTTCGGCCTTGCGCCGTTTGAGGTTCTCGTAGTCGGCGACCAGATCGCCACGCAGGCACAACGGGTGGGTCTTCTCCGGCAGCCTGGCCGAGTTGAGCCAGGCGTCGACGTCGAAGGTGTTCGGATCCATGGGAGCCCTTACGGAGCCCTGGATGTGGCAGGCCGGGTTCCGGGCTCCGTGGAACCCGGCCTGGTCTGCGGCGTTATGCGGCGACGACCGCGTCCAGGTTCGGATCGTCCGTGATCTTGATCGGGATCTCGTAGCGGGACAGCGTGTTCAGCTCCGGGTCCATGTACATGCGGTAGCCGCACTGCGCCGGGAACACCTCGGCGTTCTGCGATGCGGCCCACGCCGTGCCCTGCGCCACGTTGCGGCGGATCACCACATACCCCTCCGTCTGGTAGGTGAGCGTGGTGTAGGTGGTGTCGCCGGAGGACTGCTTCTTCAGCCGCAGCCGCACGTCGCCGAACTGGGCGGTGCCGGCCCGCTTGGCTTCGAAGGTCGCGTCCAGTCCGGTGGAGTCGACGTCGGCGGTGTCCGGCCCGAACCCGATCAGCCCGTCTCGCGTGCAGATCGAGGTGATGTTGATGCCGGCGTTCAGCTCGGCGACGGTCGGGGCGGCGATGTTGGAGATGGTGGTGACCCAGTAGACCCGGGTCTTGCCGTCAACGACGATGTCAGCCATTCGTCTTCTCCTGGGTCTTCGGGGTCTGCTTCCCCTTGGGCGGCTCGGGCTTGGGTCGGTGCGCGGTGGTCGGGTCGATCTCCTCCGGCGGGTCGCACTCGACCCAGCCGCGCGGCTGCCAGCCGGCCAACGCAGCTCGGGGGATCCTGCCGACGCCTTCGACATCCGGATGCTTGATGCAGACGAAGTCGGTCATGGTCACACCCGCTGCGCGGCGACGGTCACGCCCGAATCCGCCGAGTAGGTGACGGAGATCAGACCCGTCGAGGGGTCGATCATGTCCTTGGTGACCTTGACCTTCTCGTTGCCGGTGGTCGCGCCGATCGTGAACGCCAGGTCCGGGATCGCCGTGCCGTGCACCGTGCCCGGGATGGCGATGGTGATGGTGCGGGTAGAGCCGTTGGTGTTCTTGAACTCAAGAAACCCGCGGTCATCGAAGGGGACCGTGTCGCCACCGGCCGCGACGGCCGCGAACGTGATGTCGTTGGCGTCACCGATGGTCTGGTAGGACAGCAGCGCCATCCCGGCGCTCCTTTCGTGAAGGGCTTACGCCGGAACCGTTTCCAGCCGGTAGGTCTCGGTCAGGTCCACCACGCGCCGGCCGGTCGACTCGTCATCGCGCGCCGGCACGGAGCCCTCGTGGCGGATCGGGAAGCACTCCCGGTCGGGGATGGATGGGGTGACGTCCAGCAGCGCGCCCGCGACGAGCGTGGACACCGCCTGCGCCGCCATCTGGGTTTCGCCGACGCAGTGACAGATCGGCCGCAGAACAATCCGCGTGGTGGCGCCGGTGGCGTCCTCGGCTTCGCCGTACTCGCGGTGAAAGTGCACCGCGACGTACGGCGGCTCGGTGCCGTCGGGAACGAGCTTGCCGTCACCCGTCCCGTTCTCTTCGGGAAAGACCACCAGATCGGGGACCTGGCGCAGCAGCGACAGGACCGCCTCGGCGTGGTCGATCACAGCACCGTCGCCTCGCCCATCGCCGCAACGGCAGCGAGGAACCGCGGCGTCTCTTCGTCCAGCTCCGGGCTCAGGTGCGGGATCGGCGCGTTGTTGACCGAACCGTTCTCGATGATCGTGCCCAGCGGTCCCTGACGCTGGTCCTTGTCCGGGCCGACCTCCGAGGAGACGAGGTTGCCGCCGCGGAAGATGTCGTACCCGATGCTGTTGGGGTAGTGCGGCAGGTACGCGTAGCCGGACACCCGGCGGCGGGCGCCGCGCTTGATGTTCAGCGAGCCCTTCGAGACGACGTTCGCGGCTTCGTCCATCACGTCGTTGTCGGCGGCCAGGTCGCGGGCGAGGGCGTCGAGTTCGGCCGTGTCGGCGTGGATCACGTCTCCTCCTCGATGCCCACCCGGCGTGCGGTCTTGTGTGTGCCGTGCGCCAAGTCCCGGACCTTGAAGACCCGCCCGGCCAGATCCGGGTCGTGGGCGGACGCTGTGATCGTGACGGTGTCGGCCTCGTTCAGCCCGGTCGCCGACATCGGCAGTTGCAGTTCGAAACGCGCCATGCGCGTGTACTGCTCGCCGGTGTGCTCCTCGCTGGCCGTGGTGGTGCGCTGCTGGATGCGGCAGGAGCCTGAGTACACCGTGGTCGTGGTCTTGATGACCTGCCCGGTGTTCGGGTTCGTCGTCACAGTGGTCGGTCGGGTGATGGTGCAGGTATCGGCCATCAACGACTCGGCCAGCGCCCGGCCCCGGGCCATGGCGGAGGCTGCGGACATGTCGCCTCCTACGGCCGCTCGATGATCCCGGTGAACGGTCGGGTGACGGTTCCCGACGAAGGTCTGCCGACGGTTCCGGTGTCCGGCCGCTCGATGATCGCGTCCGGCACCTGCCCGGTAGCCGCGCCGACGAGCGCGAGCGAACCAGTGGCGGAGCCGAATGTGGTGCGTGTTCCAGACGCGGCCCCCGACAGGCCGAGCGATCCCGCGGCAGTGCCGAGGACACTGCGCAGCCCGGTCGCGGCGCCGGCCAGCGACAGGCTCCCGGCCGCCGCGCCGAGAACTGTCCGCAGCCCCGTCGCGGCACCCGACACGGCTAGCGAGCCGGCCGCGGTGCCGAGGACTGTCCTGGTTCCGACCGCCGTCCCCGACAAGCCGAGCGATCCAGCCGCAGAGCCGAGGACGGTCCGGACACCCGTCGCGGTACCGGAGATGGACAGCGACCCGGCGGCCGAGCCGGTGACCGTCGACCCGGCGGGGGAGACGTTGACGTCGTCGTACTCGGCGAAGTTGTCGGTGCCCGAACTGCGGTGCGATTCGAGGACGAGCGCCAGGTCGAGGTCGTCCACCCACGACGGGGAGGTTTCCGACCGCAGCTCCGTCCACGTAGACGCGTCCGGCGACGACTCCCAGAAGATGGTCCCGGCGTCTTCCCGAAGCCTCAGGTACGCGTGGTCGGTGGCGCTGTAGGTGGGGAACAGCGCGCCCGCGTCGGAGAAGCCGACGCGGTTGTACACGCCGAGCACACCGGCGCCGGCGTCGACCAGGAAGCCTGCGTCCGTGCCGGCCGTGGACGAGGTGACGATCAGCGAGGAGTACGCGCCGTCACCCGCTCCGCCCGAGGGTGGGTAGAGCCGCGCGGACACCGCCGAGCCGGTGAGGAAGTACCGTGAGCCGGACTTGTACGCGCTCCACTGGCTGACGTCGCAGTCGACCCGGGCCCGACCGCCGGTCTCGGCCACCGAGCCGTAGTTGGCTTCCCAGATCGACGTGTCGATGCTGTTGTCGTCGAAGTTGTCGGTCAGCGTTCCGATCGCCGACGACCTGACGCCCGCAGCGGCGCCGGACAGCGCCAGCGAACCCGCGGCCGTACCGAATGTCGAGCGGGTCCCATTCGCGGCCCCGGTAATACCGAGCGACCCGGCCGCGGACCCCAACACTGTGCGCAGGCCCGTCGCGGCGCCGGTGATGCTCAGGGAGCCCGCGGCGGCGCCGGTTACGGCCGGGACATAGTCGATCGTCGCCCAGACCGTAGAGACCTGGATCCGGTTGACGTTAGCCGTGGTGATCTTCGGCCCGGCCTGCATCGTGTCGAGCGTCGACGGGGTCCACGCCGACCCGTCGGGATCCTGGTAGCCGGTGTAGTTCGGGACGACCACCGTGGAGGCGGCGTTGCCTCCGGTGCGCCACGTGGTCGTGTTGGGCGACACCGCGACGCCGGATGCCTGCGTGCCGCCTGAAGTCTTGACCACGATCGGGGTGACCGCGGTGGTGGCGTCGGCGGTGTTGTTCCGGCGTCTCAGGTGCACGTGGACGACCGAGACGGTGGCCGCGGTCAGGCCGGTGGCCTCGAAGTTGTACAGGTCGAGGTTGTTCAACGTGCCGCTTTGGACCATGTCGGTCGCGTCGTTCGGGGACGTCTCATCCACCAACTGGTAGTTGTTCGACGAGCCCGCGCCGTTGGCGGTGTTGTTGAACTGGTTCGAATCGCCAGCGGCGTTGGGCCGGATGACGATCACATTCCCCGGGCCCGGCAGACCGGTCTGGAAACTGCCGGACGAGTCGTTCACGGCGACGTCATCGAAGCGCCACACACCCGTGGTCTGCGCTTCGACGTTGAGGTTGCCGCCGAGCGCCAGGCCATTGATGGTGCCGCCGACGTCGGAGGAGGCGGTGGTGCCGGCGAACTGTGTGCCGTCGATGTACGCGCGGATGATTTTCGAGCCGGCGGACGGGGAGTTGTCGACCTCAAGCTCGATGCGGTACCAGGTGCCCGTCGACAGAGCCGACGAGGTGGAACCGACTTGGGAGTTGTTGGCGAACAGCTTCAACGCGCCGGCCGACGTCAGCCGGATCTGGGCGTCGTTCGTCGACGTGGCGGTCGGGTTGGCGCCGGCGATGAACGCCGCGATGGTGTTATCCGCCGATGGGGCGGTGGTCAGGTAGAAGTAGGTCCGCAGGTAGAACGGCCCGTTTTGCAGGCTGTCGACGAACTGGACGCCCCAGCCGGACTCGGTGCCGGAGGTCAGGCCGTTGATCAGGCCCGATCCGGTGCCGGTGCGGACGGTGCCGGTATCGCGGGCGGCTAGGTCGACGACGTTGGTCCAGGAGTGGCCGTTGGTGTTGGACGCGATCTCGAAGCCGTCGGTGAACAGGCGGGCCACGGCTCACCTGCCTGGAATCAACTGGCGATGGAGATCGTGAGGTCGAGTTCGCCGATCGGGATCTCGAACGTGTCCGCTGCGACAACCGCGTTGGCGGTCATCGTGCCGGACATGATGAAGTTGCCCGCGGCGGCGGCGTCCCATGCCGACCAGTGGGTGTAGTCCTCCGACCCGGCGACGTTCGTCCACGTCACCGCCACCGTGTTGGCGATCGCCCCGCCGGAGGCCACGGACCCGAACGTCACCTGCTTGCGTGTCGTCTCCGTCGCCGCGTTCGACGTACCGGCCGAGCCGGGGTCGCCGGTGTGCAGCTTCAGGTAGAACGCGGCCGGCTCGGTCCATGTCGTCGAGCGGGCGATGCCGTCGAGGACCGCGTTAGCGATCGCGGCGGACGGTCCAACAGCCACGTCAACCTCCGTACTGGATGAGGAGTTGGCGGAACGTGGTCTGCTCCGGCTCGACTCCGATGATCTTCGAGCTTGGTGGGGTGTCGCCGAAGTTCCACCACGCCATCCCCAAACAGTCGCCCTGCGCGTGACACCACTCGACGTCGGCGCGCATAGCGGCGCAGCGGCCCTGCCCAGTGGTGTCGGAGGCGATGCGTTTCTTGCCCCACTCCCGCACACCCCACGGCACACCCTTGGAGCGGGCGAAGTCGCGGACCTTCGTGAACTGCTCGGCCGGCGACAAGTACCGGGTCATGTTCGTGAGGGTGTCGTTGTAGGCGTCCTCGAAGTACGCGGTCATGCCGTCCACCCACCAGTCGGCCGGGTTGCCGCCCTTGTCGATCAGCCAGTAGCGGGTGACCGCGGGCCCGAAGCCGAGCACCAAATCCCGCCGCGGGTGATCGGCGAGAATGTCGAGCACCTTCGACGCGCCGGCGCGGTAGTCGGCCGGGCTGATGTCGCCGTGCGGCTCGTGCCACCACGTCAGGTAGAACGGCGCGGTGTTCGCCGGCGCGGCGGACAGCCACGGCCCGATCTGCGCCGGGTCGTCCTTCCAGGAGATGTGCGCCGTCGCGCCGCGCAGGTTGGTGAACTTGCCGGCGGACAGGTTCGGCAGCTCCGGCAACGAGTCCGAGTCGCTGCCGTCCTTGCCGAAGTCGGCCGTGTACGCGATGTCGGGGAACGCGGCCATCATCTCGTTGTGCGGCGTGCCCGGACCGGAGGTCATGCCGAGCAGGAACCTCAGCTTGGCCGGAGCTTCACCGGAGTAGTCGATGGGGGTTCCGTCCGCCAGCCGAATCTGGCCGGCGAACGTGGTCATGCCGGCCGCGCGATGTATCTGGCGGTGCCGGACACGTGGTCCTCGGACACCAGCTCCGTCACCCAACCCTCAGCCTCGGGTGCGCCGAAGTCACCGCGCAGCTCCATGGAGGTGCCGGCGTAGGCGAACGTGCGCCCGTCGGCGAACTTCCCCGCCCCGGTGAACGAGGCGCCTGAGATGAGCATCGGCCCGTCGTCGACGGCGAGGGTCATGCCGATGGAGCCGTCTTCGCCGTACTCGGGATCGAACGTGAGTGTTGCCATGGGAGCCCCTTCAGGAAATCTTCACCAGCCCGGCGCCGCGGCCGTACTGCCGCCGCAGGGCGGCTTTCAAACTGGGCGACGCCTCCAGACATGCCGAGATCGCCTCGTACACGACGGCGTAGTCGTCGACCTTCTCGCTCTTGACGCCGGCGACGTTCGCGTACGCCTGCTTGGCCAGCCCCAGCACCGCCGAGCGCGCCAACTCCAGGCCTTGGTGACCGGCGGCGTAGCCGTGGGTGTTGACGACCACGACCGTCGACGGGGTGTAGGCGCATTCGGCCCAGCCGACGTCACGCCACAGCTTCGACCCGAAGCGCCGATAGGTGCCGGTCTCGGTGCCCTCGGATATCTCCGAGCCGTCGAGGTGCACGGATATGACCGCGGTGACGGGTCGCTGCGGCAGGTACAGCCACGAGTCCGTCGTGCCGATCAGGGTGACCTCGTCGTCCTCGACTTCGAGGATGCGCTGCGGCGGAGTCCCGGCGGCTTCCTGCACCACCGCGGTTCCCGCATTGACCCACAGGTTGGCGGTCGCCGCGTCGAGGTCCTGTTGCAGGGCTGAGGCGAGTTGTTCCGGTGTGCAGAGCTGGTCAGCCATCGGACCTCCCGGTCTCACTCGACGGGGATGCCCCGACCTGCCAGCTCTTCGATGACCTTGTCGCGGGTCCATTCGGCGGGCACCGCGACACCCCACGCGTGCGCGTACGCGGTCCACGCGCCGAGCCCTGACCCTCTGCCGCGCTGCGGTGGCGGCTCCGTCGGGTCGGCGGCGGGGTCCGGCGGCTCGGGCTGCTCCTCGACGCGTCCCAGCCGAAGCTCGGTCTCGACCTGCTCGGCGGGCACGTCGTCGGGAAGGTGTCGGCCGCGGGGGATGTCGACGTTCGCCCGCCCGCCGGGCACGGCCGTTTCCACGGTCACGTACCCGGCGACGACGACGTAGCTCATCAGTACGGCAGGCCTTCGAGCTTGCCGTGCGCCTTCTCCGACCCGTACTCCAGACCGACCTCGCCGTAGAGCTGGGTGCGGTCGGTGGCGCCGGTCTTGGCCAGTGGCTCGGCGAAGAAGTGGCCCTTGCCGGGCACCTCCAGGTACACCGGCCGGCACTGCTCCAGCGACGTGACGACCAGGGTGCCCTGCGGCGCCATCCGGTCGAGCATCACATTGAGGGTGCCGAAGTCGGTGACCAGCGTGGTCAGGTTGACGCCGCCGACGTTGCGCGAGGTCTCGGTGAACTTGCCGTACGCGTTGGCGTACAGCCCCGACAACTCCACCTTCAGCCCGGAGTTGACCAGGATGGTGGCGGTCTCCTGCTCCGTCAGCCCGCCGCCGTCGAAGATGGCCTGGAGCAGGGTGTTGAACTTGTCGATCGTCAGCGCGGTGCACTTGTAGACGTCCACCTGGCCGTCGGCGGAGATCGCCGTGGTCGTGCCGCCCTTGGTGGCCGACACGGTGAACGTCGAGGACGAGGGGACCGTCTTGACCCAGTAGTAGCCGGCGGACGCGCCGGTGGCTCCGGAGTCGATGGCGATGCGGACGCGGTCGCCGACGGCGAGGCCGTGCGACGCCTCGGTGATGACCTCGTCATCGGCCTCCCACAGCGAGTTGCCGTCGCCGACGAGGGTCTCGTCGGCGATCTGCGCGTTGGTGGAGATCGCGGCGAGCAGGCCGCGGGTCTTGCGGCCGGTGAGGTTGTCCGACGGCTTCTGGTAGGTGCCGTTGATGAAGCTGTAGTTGATGTCCCGGACCATCGCCTTCAGCTCCTGCTCGACCTGCCAGTCGAGCTCGGAGCGGATCGGGTTCATGGCCTCGTTGTTCGTGCCGGACTTCAGCCCGACCGCGGCGGCCTTGGAGTAGGCGACACCGACCGCGGAGTGGTGGATCTGCGCCACGTTGGTGACGTTCGCCCGCACCCGCCCGGTCAGCGTCGGCGCGTCGGCGCCTTCCAGCGCGGCCGGCTGTGAGGCGTCCCGCAGGTCGTACGTCTGCCACTCGAACTCCGTCGACGTGGTCTGCGCCCCGCCGGTGAGCCCGCCGATGGCGGAGAAGAACGGCACATCCGCCGGCGTCAGCGCGTGCAGGATGCCCGTGTAGTTGGGCAGGTTGTAGTTGGTGCCGAGCGCGGAGATACCAGCCACCGCTGGCTCCTTTCACGTTCCGGGCTCGGCCGCGCCGGCCCTGCGATCACTTGGTCTTGGCGAGCTTTTCGTTCTGCAAGCTGATGACGGTCCGCCAGTCGCCCTTGGCCTGCGCCTCTCTGATCAGCGCGTCCAGGTCGGTCGGCTGACCGCCGCGCGGGCCCTGCGACGGGTCCGGCTCAGGCGACTTCTTCGGCTTGGTGACGGGGAACGCGGCGAGGATCTCGTCGGCGTCGGCCTCCAGCTCCTCGCGCGTCGCGCCGACGAGCCGCTTGGCCTGGGCCGGGTTGAGGCCCTTTTCGGCGGCGACCTCCAGGCGCAGCGCGCGCAGCTCGGCTGCCTCGGCGCGAGCCTCGGCGGCCGCACGCCTTTCGGCCTCCGTCTTGTCAGCGTCGGCCTTGTCCTGCTCGGCCTTCTTGTACTTGGCCAGTTCCTTCTCGGCCGCCCGGCGGGCCTCGCGCTCCGCCTTCAGTGCCTTCTCGCCGGAGCCGCCCAGCGGCTTGTCGTCCTCGGGCCCGCGTGCCGGCGGGTCGCCCGCCGGCGGATCGGCTGGAGGATTGTCGGCGGGCGGGTCGTCGGTGCCGTCGCCGCCGAGCTGCGGCCACACGAGGCGGCCAGACTTCGTCCGGTAGATCGCCCGCAGCGGCTCGCCCGTGCGCGGGTGGATCAGGTACGGGTGGTTGGGCAGGTTGGTCATCGCGACCTTCCGGGTTGCGGCCGGGCATCGCACCCGGTCAGCGGATGTATCCGAACCGCCTGAGCAGGCGGATGGCTTCGTCGCGGTCGTCGCCCGCGATCTCGTAGATGGACTCCGGCATCAGCCGCGGCGCCCGAGCGGACCGGTAACGCTGGCCGGCGCGCCGACGTCCGGTCTCCCGCGCGCCGAGCCGCACGCCAGCGGCACCGCGTACGGTCACGCCGTCGCTGGTGACGAACAGTTGCCGGCCGAAGACGTCCGTTCGCTCGAGGTGGCCGCGGCGGCGACCGCCGCGCAGCAGCTGCGCCTCCTCGGCGGTGATCCGCGCGCCGGCCGGGGTGAGGCCGTGGGCGCCGCGGCGGGCGTTGACGACCTGGCCGATGTCCGCACCGTCCCGGATGGCCTGGGCGCCGGCCTTCGTGAACACCTTGTCCTGCTCGGCCTCCGACAGGCTGTCGAAGTAGGCGCGCGGATCGGTGGTCAGATCGGCGCCGGCGTCCTCCGGCACCGGGATGTGCCGGCAGTCGCACCGGGGGTGGCGCTCGAAGCCGGCGTTCCATTTGTAGATGCGGCCGGCGAGGATGACGCAGCGGGAGCACGACGGCGGCACGAGCATCCGGCCGTAGCCGCCGAACTCGCGGTGTGACGTCAGGGCGACGCCGTCCGCGGTACGGCCGGCGTCAGCCACCTGCGTGCGCACGATCATGTCGAGTTCGGCGGCGCCGGTGGTCAGCGCTCGGTCGGTGGTCGCGCCGGCTTGGATGGTGGACAGGGCCCGGATGGCCGGCTGGTAGAGCAGCGAGTCCAGCGGACGACCGTCGGACGCACCGGCGAACGCGGTCGGGTTGACCTTCCCTGCGGGTCGTGGGCGGAGCCCGAAGGCTTCGGCCAAGTCCAGCAGGTATGCGCCCGCTCCGCCGGCGGCGACGACCTGCGCGGCCGAGACCACCGACAGTAGGGTCGGCAGCAACGCCGCCCACGACTCGGCGATAGCGGCGGGAACGACCCGGGACCACAACGTCTGTGCTGCCGCCGCGGCCTGCTCCTCGACGGCTACCTGCTCGGTGTAGTGCGCCTGCGCGACGTCGGCAGGCACGGCCTACTCCACGGGTTCTAGTCGTTGGCCAAGGTTGCGGGTGGCCACCGCCAGCGGGTTGCGTTCGGCGCGCTGTTCGTCCTCGGCCTCCATGCGCCGGATCTGGCCGGGCGTGTAGCCCATGTCCTCGCGGGCCTGACGTACGGAGATGATCGGCTCCGGGGTCGACAGCAGCTTCGTCGCCGCGTCCGCCGCCTGCGCCCGCGTCGGCGTGGCCGCGTCGCGCCAAATCGTCTCCAGACGCCTGGCGTTCGGATCCCAGTCGCCTTCCTGGATCCGCCGCACTAGGCGCATGGCCTGCTCCCACGCCCCACCGAACGCGCGCTGCTTGCGCTCCGCCCGCTTGATCAGCCGCGCCTCGCGGGCCTTCAGCGCCTCAGCGGAGGCGGGGTTGTCGGTGGTGTACCCGAACATGTGCGGGTCGAGCCCCAGCAGGCCGGCGGTGTGGCGGGCGAGCTGGTTGAGCGTCTCGTGGAAGTTCGTCAGCGACGACGCGTTGAACTCGTGCGGCTTGACCGCGTTGCCGTCCTCGGCCGGGATCGTCAGGACCCGGCCCATGATGACCTGCAACGCAGACATCCGGTCGCCGTTCTCGTCGACGAGGTCCTCCGGGCCGATGCCGAGGAACGCCCGCAGTGGGATGGCGTGGAACTCCGCGGCCACCATCATGTCTGTAGCGATCTTGTTGGCGGCGTGCGACAGCGCCAGCAGCGGCGGCGTCAACTCCGAGCGTCCGTACCGGTTCGCCAGCCGGGACCGGTTCGTCAGCGGGACGAGCGGGACCTCGCCCATCCGGTGCTCGTCGCGGCCGATCTCCCGCCATCCGGCCGGGCCGCGGTCGTACCACACCGTCACATCCGGCAGGTACAGGGTCGCGTACTGCTCCTGTGTCCTGACCAGCGGGTCGAGGTACTCCGACCACCGGCGAAGAGCCGCCCGTGTCTTGCGGGTCCGCGGGTCGATCTCGGCGAACACCTCAAGCGGCGACTCGACCGTAACCAGCGGCGTGTCGTCGTCCGACTCGTTCTTGCCGACCGCGATGTACGCGCGCCGCATCGCCAGCGCGTCGACGTGCCCGAGTTGGGATTCTTCGTCGAGGTCGTTGTCCTGCCACACCCGTTGCAGGTTCTGGTCGCCGGCGAAGTTCTCGTCGTCGTCCGGGTACCGGAAACCGAGAACGTCGAGCCGCTCCTCCAGCGGGTCGACGGCCAGCATCGGCCAGCCGAGCGCGACGGTCTGGATGCGGTCCTCGACTTCGCGCAGGATCTCCGGGTGCAGGTAGCACAGCGGCGCCGTGCCTTCGTACAGGTCGTTGTACTCGCGCAGGTTCGGCAGGTCGGCGTCATGGATCCGGGCCAGGTAGTTGACCCATTCCAGTTCGGTGTCGGGGAGGGCCACTAGGTCTCCCCTCACCTCAGCACGACGAGCTTGCGTTGAACCTTCGGCCACAGTTTCGCCGCGGTGACATCGCCGGCGGCCTCGTGGCAGACGATGGACGTGACAGCGGCGTCGATCTTCCGGCCGTCTTCCGGCTTGGTGAGGACGTACCGGTTGTTCGGGCGGGGAGCCTTGTGGGTGGCCTCGATGTGCGCCTCGGTGATCTCGCAGCCGTCGTGGGAGAACACGCTCTCAGCCTTGGTCACGTCGGTGTGCAGCCGCTCCGCCGCAGCCTGCATCTGCAACGGGCGGCCGGTCGACCAGCGGATCACCTTCTTGGCGCCGTACTTAGCCGCCCAGTCGTCCGCCTCGGTCGTCCAGTACGGCGGGTCGATGTAGAACCGCACCACCCGGAAGTACGTCATCAGCTCTTCGACGGCGGCAGCGACCTCAAGCCGCGGCACCTGGCCGTCCCAGTCGGCCGGATTCCAGATCGTCGGCAGGCGCAGGCCCGCGGGACCGTACCGCGGTGTGAACTGGTAGCCATCTTCAGTCTCGGCCCGGATGGCTGTCCAGTCGTCCACGTCGGAGCCGTCCATGCCGAGCACGACGGCGGCGCCCTTCGGCACTTCCCGGGGTTGGGCACGGGCCTTCCACGCCTCGACATCCAGCCACACGCCTGCGCCGGCGCGCATCCGATTGCCGAAGAACCGTTCAGCCTGCGCAAGCTCGCCCTTCTCGATCAGTTCGGCGGCGTCGCCTTCGATCGAGTCGAGGTTGATGTGGTGTGAGCCCGCGTACACGGCGGCGTGGATCTTTCGCCGTTCCGCCTTGTTCGCGTACGACAGATGCTTCGGCGGTGGGCGGTGGAACTTGAAGACGTCCGGCAGCTTCGACTGGTAGGTGGCCTGCGCGACCGACTTCTGCGTCGGGTCGAACGCGTTGGTGGTCTCCTGCGCCCGCCCCTGCATACCTGCCAGGCCGCGCCGCTGGGTGTCGGCGACATGGGTCATCTTGTTTTCCTTGACCCAGATCCCGGTCTCGTCCTGCGGCGCGTAGGTGATGGGGTTGCCCAGTCGGGACTGGGCCGAAGACGTGACGACGTCGACCCGGCCCTCATCCCCGATCCGGATGAACTGCTCGCCGACCCGCATCAGGTCTGCCAGGGGACCGAGTCGGATCATCTGTTGCAGTGGGCGGTAGATGTTGTCCGTCTGGTCCTCAGACGTGGCCGTGATCTGGATCAGCGGTGTCGGCCACCGCATCGCCATCGGCTCGCCCGGCGCGTATGGGTACTCCCAGCCACACCCGCAGCCCCAGTCGGAGCACGCCCAGCCGTCGTCCTTTCCCGCCCAGCCGGCGAACAGCGCGGGCCCGACTCCCTCGATCGCCACACCGGTCGCCGACCACGGGCCCTTGCCCGTCTTCTGCGGCGCGATGACCAGCGACCTGCGGTAGAAGAACGCCGTCGACCGCAGCGGGTTCTCCGGGATCCACTCCGCGTCGGGACGGACCCGGTAGTGGTTGAGGGTGCACCACTCCTGCCACGGGTACATCTCGAACTGCTCGCCACGGCGGAAGCCGTCGGGCACCACGCAATGGGCGGCAACCCAGTCGATCGTGATGTAGAGGGTGGAAAAGTCGACGACAAACTCAGGCGTCTCCACCAACGACCTTGAGGCGGTCGCGCGCCAGCGGTCGGCGTGGTGGCGCCTTCTTCTCTTCGCGCCTGGCGGCCACCTCGTCGGCGGCGACCTTCCAGCCGTTCTCCTTCAGCCCGGCCGGCGTCAGCCCGATCTGGTCCGCGAACCGGTGCAGGGAGTTCTTGTCCGCCGCGGTCGCCTCGGAGGCTTCACACAGCGCGAACGTGCGCACCCACATGGCCACCGTCTGCCATCGCCACGGCTGCGACGACCAGGCGCACGCCTGTGGAGTGCGCCACGCCCACTCCCACAGCTCCTGCTCGCGTTCCCGGCGCAGGTCCGTCGCCGCGTCGTCCAGCTCCCGGACCCGACGCTTGTCCTCGTAGTAGACGTCCCACACATGCGCCGGTGGGAGCGGGAACTTCGGCACCTCACCGCGGTACCCCTCCGCAGGCAGCGCCGTCAGGGTGTATCCGATCCGGGCGGACTTGAGCGACTTCTCGTCAGGCTGCGGACCTGACCGGTTCCGGGCGCCGCCACTGGGCATTTCGATCACCTCCTCCGCCGCATCGCGCGGCATCGGGCCGCCGTCACATCGCGTGACGGACCAAGGTCTTTCTGGACGCTTGAACCCTGTGGACCAGGCAGAGCCCTCCCCGGCGGTCCCGGCTTCCCATGATCAAGGGGTATCCCCCCAGGGGTGGGTCACGCTGGGTTGTGCCATCCGCCTGGCTGGTGTGTCGCGGTGGAGCGGTCATGGCATGCCTTGCACAGCCCTCGCCCGTGTCGTGGGTCGTTGTGGTCCATGCCGTTGGCCACGAGGTCGCGTCTGCTCAGTGGGTGGTGGTCTGCCACTGTGCTGGGCGCGAGGCACCGGGGTCCGTGGTGGTGTGTGGTGTCTGTGCACACGCACAGTGGGTCTCGACGCAGTACCCCGGTACGGAAGCGGTTGGTGTGTGTCGTGCCGTAGCCACGCTGGCGGGCCGTGCCTCTGCGCTTCTCGGCCTCGGCCTGGCATCCGTCGCACCTGCCCGTACCTGCCGGTACGAGGTTGGGGCAGCCTGGGGTTGAGCAGGTCTTCAGTGCTCGGGGCACCGCGATCGCCCTGTCGTGACAGTGCTTGCGATCATCCGAAGTTCACCACGCACGTCTTCTGAGGTCAAGCAGCGTTGGTGCTAGAGCGTGTCGCGTTGAGCAGCGCGGATGTAGCCCAGACGGTGACCGTGCTGCGGCCGATGCGCTGTCGGCGCAGGGGCGTGACGCCGTGCTCGCGTGCCCAACGCGTGAACGAGCGCGGGTCTACGCCGCACAGGTAGGCGGCTTGGGTGGTGGTGAGGGTGGGCTTCACAACGTCCTGCCGTTCGCCGGTTCGGCCCTCAGGTACTCGTACGTCCACACGCCGGGTGAATCGGGCTGGGCCCTGCGGATGTAGACGTGCTGGACATTCGCCCCGTTCGCCGGGCCGTTACGCTCGGCGGACTCCCACCGCGGCTCCGGGATGCCACCCGCGACGGCGGTGACCTTGCGGGTGTTGCCGTTGTCCGGGCCTCGCTCGAAGCGCAGAAGTACGTAGTTCTGGCTCACGCCGCCTCCTCCCATTCGGTCTGTGCCGACTTCAGCATGACCCAGCCCTGCCTGCGGCGGTCCCAAGATGTGCCGCAGCGCCGGCAGGTAATGGTGTTGATGTACGGGTCGACGGTGAGCCGTGTGTTGCATCTGGTCTCGTCGCGCAGCTTGGCCGGGCACCGTCCTGCGGACTCGCCCTTGTCGTGCTCGCGGGCGATGGCCTTGAGCGCCTTAGTCATTTCCTTCAGTTCGCGGGCGAACTCGTCGATTGCGGGATGGTTCCCGAATGCCCAGTCGAGCCGGTTGGACAGCCAGCCCACGATCGAGGTGAGGTCGGCGCCTGGTTGGTGTTCGCGCATGGCCCGGGGGTCAGTGGATCTTGTTTCTGTTTTTTATTCGGCTTCACTGTGCGTGATGCGCCTCGGTGGCGGTCACTCGGTGTAGCCGTCCTCTAGTTCGACCAGACACTCCGCGCATCGTGTTGAGTGCTCAGCCCTTGAGTCACCACAGTCAACGCAGCCGAGAGTGGAGCGTGTTGAGTGCGCCCGCTCCCCGATGTGGCCATGGGTGTATCGGCCTGGCCACTGGGCTATGACCGCTGGGTCGCCGTGGATCCGGGCTGCCGTCTGACAGTTACCTCCGGAGGTGAAGCCGAGAGTCGCGGCGATGGTGGTCCACTTCCAGCCCTGCGCTCGCAAGCTCCGCCGCTCTACGTCCGCGTGCCTGTTGGATGGGTGGGGTTGCTGGCTGGCATTGGTAGCAGCGCTTGTAGGCGGGCAGGTTGTGCGGGCAGCGGGGTGATACGCGTGGTGCACGGGTCACGACTGGCGCTTGGGCCCACAGTGTGACTGGGCCGGTGTAGTCGCCGCCGTCCTTGGGCCTTGCTTGGTTGCACGCACGACAGATGATCCGCACGTTGCCCACCGTGTGGGTGCCGCCGACGTTGAGCGGCACGATGTGGTCGAGTTCCTTGCTGTTCGGCTGACCCGGCCGGTCGGTCAGGCCCACGCTGCATCCCGGCATGGGGCAACGCTTGGCCTTGGCCCGCAGGGTGCGCTCATACTCGGGTGTCACGTCGGTCTGGCGACGCTGTGCCCGCCGACGGTGGTTCTTGGCCCGCCAACTCGCGCGACCCTTGACCGGGTCGACGCGCTTGCCCTCGCACGAGGTGCAGAAGCTGCTCTTCTTGCGGCGCGGTCGGTCGCAGTTCTCATCGGCGCAGACTGCGGGCAGGGTGCTGGTCATGAAGGGGTCTCCCGGGAATGCGGAAGCCCCGCACCGGGAGATGCGGGGCTTCCTTGCCCGCGGTAGCTAGCCGCGGGATGACTGAGTGTCTACCAGTTGCGTGAGTGGCGCAGTGCTGCACGCTGCCCGTTGGTCACGGCGGCACCGGCTCGCCCGCCAGCTTGCAGGTTGCAGCGTGCGTGCTCCGGCCCGTTGTACCTGCCCCGGTCCTGGTCGTGGTGGCCTAGCTGCCACGCCTGGCCGGGCAGGATCGGCCTGCGGCAGCGGGCGCAGTCCACCGCGCCGGCCCGGACCTTCGGTTCCCATTGGGCGCGCAGCTTCTGGTGTGCGATCCCGTACCCACGCTGGTGCGTGGTGCCCTTGCTCGGCATGGGCTACTCCCAGATACGCAGAACGCGACCATCCCGTCGTGGGTCATGGTCGCGACAACGGGATCTTATCAAAATCGCGCAGTGCCCTGGCATAACGGACAGCACGGCGTGTCACCGGCCGGTTGACGGCTCAGCCCGGTCATACGTGTACGTCCACACACCCGGCGAATCCGCCACATCCGCCCGAACGTAGACGTGGTTCACATCCACCCCGTTCGGCGACCGGCTGTTGCGTTCCGGTGACACCCACCTCGGCTCCGGAACACCACCAGCGACAGCAGTCACCCGCTGAACCTTGCCGTTGTTAGGGCCCTGCACAAACCGCAACACCACGTTGTTCACGGGGCGTCCTCCCATTCGCCGATGACGACCGTGCGGCGGCTCAGATGCGGGCCATCAGGCCACGGCCTCTCCCACGCCTGCCTGACCTGCCGCACGAACTCACGGGCTGACTGCTCCGGGTCGGCGTCCTTATAAGGCTGAAGGCGGCGGGACCAGACGAAGTGATAGTCCGGGTAGTCCTCGCCCGGGTCGCCCGCGACGCGCCACTCTTCGAACGTGCCAACAGGGTCGGTCATGGTGTCTGTCCCTCCGAAGAAGCCCCAGAGATCAACTTGGCGAAGTGGATTCCCCGCTCAGCATCTCTGCCAGTGCGCTCGTACCGCCATGTGCCGTTGCCCAGCCGGAACGTCACCGACGACTCGTCGATCTGCACGTAGCTTGGGTCAGCGTCAACGAGGAACTCGTCGGTCAGCCAGATCTCCGACGGCGGCAAGCTGCCCGCGACGACGCTGTCGCCCTCGCGCCGGATCACGAATGAATAGTCCATCCCGCTCACCTCAGCTTCAGCAGATCCGCTGGTGCCCAACCCGAACCCACCGCAGCATCACGCCACCACCCGGCCACCTCAGTAGCCAACCAATCACCGATGCTGGGCGCTAGCTTGGGAGCTTCGGCGACGAGCGCGCGGAGCATCGCCTTCTGCCAGTCAACCCGCTCGATGCTCGCCCGAGCGCACGGCGGACCGTGGCGGCCTCGGCGCAGCAGAATCAGCCGGCACGAGACGTGCGCGCATCCGTACTCAAACTCTGGTGGGCTCGGCAGCCCCAGCTTGACGCGCCAGAACGAAATCCCCACGTAGATCCCGGCAAGCAGATCCGCCACGTCGACGCGCAGGGGCGGTTTCGACTGCGGGATCGGACGACGCTCCTGACCGCGGACCGTGTTCCCCGGGATAGCCGCCGCCCGTAGGTGATCTAGGAGTGGGTCGTGGGTGACGATCTGGTTGCGCACCACCAAATGGATCGGCTCCACCAACTGCCGGACATCAGCGGCCATCCTGGCGAGGACGTCATGAGACGCCGCCTTCACTGTTGCGTTACTCAACGTGCACCTCCACCCGTTTGTTACCGGCTGGTTCGGCTACTGGCCCGGCGTCCGGCGACACTTTCGCGGCTTGCACACTGGTTTGCGGCCTCTTACTCTCCGCAACTTTCGTGCCGTTGACCGTGTACCGGCACGCCTTGCACCACGGCGGACGACGGTCCCGGTGCTGCACGAACTGGTGCGGGCCTGGGCATTGCGCGGCGATCCGGCGCAGCAGACGCGTCCTGGCCCGTTCGAACGCCAGCGCCGCGTTTACGATCTCGTCGCTCATTCGGTGTTCTCCAGACCTGAAGCAGCAGCACCCATGCAGCGATCACCGAACGTCAACCAAGGCTCTCCGCAGGTGCACTCGTAGCCGCCGAACATGCTCGCCGCGCTCGTGGGCCGGTGGATCCCCGCAGCGCGGTCCCGCTCCTCGTCGCAGAAGCAGGTCAGTCTGGGATGCTCAGCACAGGGCTGGCCTTGTTGATCAGGCATCGGAGGTCCCCAGACCTGAAGCAGCGTCCAACCAATCCGCGCACGGCCACTGACCGGCGCACCGGAAGCAGTACGGCAAGTCATCCACGCCGACCTCGGGTGCGTGGCGTTGGAGTATGCGACGACGACCCTCGTATGCCGGAAGCACCCCGGCCAGCCAACCGGACGCATCCGTCCGATGCGCGATCTCGATCTGGCCGTCTAGTGCTTCCAGCACACGCCCATGACGCCCCAACGGATCAGACATCGCGGACCACCTCGAACTCGGTGCCGATCTTGACGATCCAGTCGCCCTGCCGCGCGCTGAGCGTCTCCTCTGGGTGCCAGATGCGGATCCACTCACCCGACCCGTCGCCGAGGTTGCCGCCAGCGACGAAGCGGTGATGACGCTTCAACCAGAGCGCGATCTCGTCATAGCTCTTCCGGTCGAGCAGTTGCATGCGCTCAGCGGGCTCTTGTGGGTCCGTCACCGTCGTCACTCGATTCGGGCAGGTGTCCCAGTGCATCCCCGTGGCCTGCCAGTAGCCGCAGGGCGGGCTGTCGAAGTCGCGGCATGTGGACGGGTTGCGGTGACACCCGGCGCAGTAGCGGCGGCCGTGCGCCGGGCACCGCGCGTCCGGGTCCGGCCAGTACGGCAGCCGTTCGGCGAGCCGCTCCAGGTTGCGTCGAAGCCATCCACCGGCGATCTCGACCCGGCCGGGCTCTTGTGGGTTAGGTCCGGCCACGACGCTCACCGATCCTTCCGCTTGATGACCCTGGTCCGATGGCACGAGCCGCAGGTGAACAGGTCGCGGTTGCGCTCGGCCCGGACGAACGTCATGGACCGGTCGCAGCGACACACCACGGCCAGGTCGAGCTTGACATCGGTGGTCTGGTGCTCGGCTTCGAAGTGGGCAGCCAGGACTCCCACCGTCACGTCCATGGGGAACCGGTAGTGGCAGTGCTGGCACTCCAGAGCGAAGCCGTCGTCGTCCACCACGTCCGGGTTAGGCCCGGCCGTCACTTCAGCGGCCCTCCTCGGCGATGACCCGCGCCACTGTCCAGCCGTTCACGGTGACGTGCGGTGCGGCTTCCTTGGCCAACGTGAGCGCGGTGTCCAGGTCGAACCGGTGCGTGGACAGCCACTCGTCGGTGCGCTCCGACGGGATGGACTCCAAGTCCCACTCGCCATCGGTGCTAAGACACCAGTGGCCGCGCTTGACGACGGCCCACCGTCCCTTGCCGCGCCACTCAACCTTGATTTCGAACAGGTCGCGGTTGAACTCGTCCACACCTTCGGGGATGGCGTTGACGGTGTACTCCGTCGCCATCACCGTCGGCTCCAGGTTAGGTCCGGCCACGGCGTCTCCTCCTCACTGCGCCGCGATATGAGCGCATCGACGGCAACGGTCGGCGTCGCACGGGAACGTGTGCCCAGGTGGGACGGCACGCTGTGACCACACGCAGCGGGCGATGCCGGTCGCGTGGGGGATCCCTGAGCAGCGGCACACGAAGTCGCTCGGGATCGGCTCGGCGCGCATGGATGGTGGACTGGACGGCCGCCGCCGATCGCGCAGCCAACGCCACCAGCGATCGATCAGACGAACCGCCGGGTTAGGTCTGGTCACTAAGAACCTCCCGAAGGGCTGTTGACTTTGCGGAACTCCGACAACCGCATCAGTGAGCCGCGGCAGTCCTTGCCGCCTTCCAGCGCCACGTACGTCATGTCGTTGATGCGCAGCCGCACCTCGATGCCGTCGTATCCGTCGTTGTCTGAGGCCGGCAGCCGCCGCACCCGCCAACGCTCGGGCGTGGGCTGGAAGTCATCGATAACGTCGTCAGCGTCTTCCAGGAACCACGAGATCTGCGCATCGGACGGACGGCGATCCTGCATAACCTTCGCCATAGCGGCAGCCAGCGCGTAGACACGCGGGTCATCGCGGTGGGTCTGCTCGCAGTCGGCCTGCTCGGGCAGGATCGGATCCCCGCCGTACCGGGTGGTTTGCTCCGTCCAGTTGGCGACGCAGTAGCGGCACGGGCGGGGCTGCGGGTTAGGTACCACGGGACACCGCCGACAGGAACTCGGCCATGACCTTGATGTGCCGCGCGTCGGCGAGCGCGTTGTGCTGCCCGTCGGCCTGCTTCGGCAGATCCGGGTCGCCTAGCCGGGCTACCTCCTGCCGTAGGTCGCTGGTCCACATCGGCACACCCGCAGGTAGGTCGATCATCCGACCGAACAGCTGCGCCAACGCGACGTGGTCGTACGCGCCGTACCACGCCCACAACTCGATGTCCGGCACGTCGTGCGGGTCTTCGCCGAGCAGGAAGATCCGCACCTCTTCGGCGATCCGGCGCTTGGTCTTGACAGCGGGGTTGTGGAAGTCGATCAGCCACGACTTCGGCATGTGCAGGATCCAGTCGCCGTGCGGCTGCGGCAACGACGGCACGACGTTGGCCATCAGCCACTCGTGCTTCTTGATCCGCTTCCACGGGGCGTCCCGGTTGACGGCATAGAACTCGCGGCCATCCTCGGCCACCATGCCGATCGAGATCAATTCGATCGTCCGGCCGTCTTCGAGGAATTCGGTGTCGTAGTAGATCTTCACTATCGGGGCTCCTCTGGAGAAGACAGCCCGGCCGCGTTTGAAGAGTTATGCGCTTCTTCTCCGACGCCGCGCGCCGTGCCCACAACGGCGTCATAGCCGCGCCGCTCCGGTGGGGTGTCGGATACAGGAACCGCCCCGGAGCGGATCAGGTCGATCAGGTAGTCCGCTTCGGTGAGGTACATCGCGCGACGCCACCGGTTCATCGCAAGCCAGTCCCCAGCGGTGTCCTCCCCTCCCGTCGGTGCCAGCAGTTGATGCAGGTATCGGGCGACCTTTTCGGGCACGTCGTCGGCCGGCACGTTCTCGCGGTCACTCATTGGGGCTTCTCCTCGCCCGAACCGCCACACGCTGAACACGCGTGGATGCCGTCAGGCCAGCCCGCACCGGCGCAATCCGGGCACAGCGGCGCCGGGTGCGCCGTCGTCACACCCTCGTCGCCGCTACTTGGAGTCGCGTTTGGGGCGGGTGTGCGGCTGTCACCTTCCCCAAACCCGGCGTCAAAGTCCGGCTCCGGCAACATGCACGACGGCGAACAGCCGGCAGCACCGGGCGCGCCGTCAGGGGCGTTCCCGCAGCCGCAAACCAGCGCGGGCTCGGTGGGGACAGGAACCCCGGCCGATAGGTGCGGAAAATCCGCGCCGGTGAGCGGCCGATCAGAATCATCGACCAACGGCCGAATCTGTTCGGCACGTTGCTTGGCGCGCTTCCTTATCTCGGCGAGTTCTTCCGCCGTCCAGCGGCCCGGGTCGGAAGGGCCCGCCTCGGGGACAGGAACCCACGGACCCACCCGGCGCAGGGCAGCGAACGCCACCTCCACCAACAGATTGCAGTGGCACCCGTCGACCGCGAGCCCGGGGATGCGCGGGTGCAGGTCGTGGAAGTCAGCGAGAACAGCGTTCTTTGCTTCCCGCTCGGTGCGGGTGTCTTCTGGCAGGAGCCGACCTGCCGGGCGCAGCTCCTCCTCACGCAGCCGCTTGCCCTCCTCGATGCCTAAGTCGTACGCGGCTAAAGCTTCGGCATCCAGCGCCTTGCAGCCTTCGCAGTCGAGCTCGCACGACTGCCGGAGCCGACCCGCCGCAGCCAACGCAGCAAGCACGCCTCGCGCTATCTCTGAGCCGTGCCACCGCCCAGTCGGCACCAACCGCAGCGCGTCCAGGACGATGCGCATGTCCTGTTCGGTGTAGCCGACCCCACCCGACACCGGTTCGGCGCTCAGATTTGATTGCCAAGCGCTTTCCTGGGTCATGACGGGTCCGGGTCGAACTCGCCCGCCACCACACCACGGCAGAACGCGGTCTCCTCGTCCTCGGTGAAGGCCAGCGGGTGGAACGCGGCCGGCAAATCCGCCTCGCCGGCCTTCACCGCCTCCAACAGCCGCAGCCAGCCCTTGACCGGGAAGACGACTTCGACGCGTTGGCCGTACCCGCCGGGCGCGTCCTTCGAATCCCGGACCCGCACCTCGCCGCCGGACGCGACCTCCACACATTCGGTTTCCGCCGACGCGGACGCTTTGCGGAAGCCGACCTCCACGCACTGCCCGGAATCACACCTCCGCCACTCGACTTCCACGCACGCGCCCGCTTCGCAGAACGAGGACGTGGTCCAGGTGTTGGGTTTCATGACTTCTCCTTGATCCAGTGGGCGCCGACGAGCAGGACGCAGTCGACGTTGTTGATGGTCAGTCGGTGTGCTCCGGAGCCGGTCTCGACGGCTTCGGTGAGCCGGTTGTAAAGGTGGATGGCACGGTTAGTGGTGTCGGTGCGGGTGTCGCCCGTACGTGCCGCGGCGGCCTCGAGGGCGGCTAACGCTTTGCCGGTGAGGTTGACCGTCACCCGGGTCACATCAGACATCGGTCACGTCCAGGTCTTTCCGCAGTGGTCGCAGTCGAAGAGCTTCCGGCGTCCCAGGTCAACCAGCCGGCCACGGACCCAGGACTTACCGCTGGTGTGGTCGTGGTGGAAGCACCGACGACGGGCGCGCCATTCGTCCACCAGGGCGAGCAGCCAGTTCACGACGCGCCGATGAACTCGGTCTTGGGTGCCTCGGCCCACGCGATGGAGTCCTGCCCGAAGTCCTTCGCCAACTCCGCAAGGCTGAGCTTCAGCAGTTCGGCGCTGTCGGGATGTAGCGCGACGCACCAGCACGCGTTCTGCCATGCGCTGGCCGGCTCAGACACCCACTGGCCGTGGATCGCGCCGCCGCCGGCCTCAGACGCGCGGCGCAGCCGGAACGCGGTCTCGGTGAAGAACTGGTGCCAGCGGAGTTGGGTCAGCTTGTCGTCGCTGTTGCCGATGCTGATGTAGACCGTGATCATCACTGCTGCTCCTGGACATCGGGCAGATTGACGGTGGGGTCGGCTGCCATTGCAAGGTCGTGGATCTCGCGTGCCAGGTCCCCGGACTCGTCCTCGACGCCGAGGTCGCCCAAGCGCTCGCAGACGGACAGGAACTCGATGTCCTGCGCGTGCTCGCGGACCAACTCTTCGGCGATCTCTCGGATCTTCTCGCGGCTGATCATCTTCTCGTCTCCTTGATCTTGTTTCGGGTATCCACATACACCTCGCTAGGAGGATCACCGGGGCGTATGTCACGCCAGGTCGGCGGATCTTGCGCGTGGCGGCAGCCGTGGATCTCAGGGTGTTGCTGGTCGGGGCCGGGGACGAACGCCACCCACGCTTTGCGTTCGTAGCTCCACAGCCAGTTCACGGGTTTGGCGCAGGATGCGCAGGCGCGCTGGTCGGGTGGCTCCTCGATCTCGATCACCCCGACCACGCCTTGTTCCCGGCGTCGATGCCGGCCTGGTACGCGACCGCGAGCGTGCGACGGTCCCAGTAGTCCTCATCGGTGCCGGTGCACTCGGGGCAGTAGCGTCGCGGCTGGCCAAACGGCGCGCCGAGCCGCCAGCCGGCCACGCGTGCGACTTCCTCGGCCGTGCCGCCAGCCTTGGGCACAGGGACGTCCTCGGCGCGGTCGCAGTTGTCGCAGGTGAACTCTTCGTGCGTGTGGGTCATGACGCTTCCTCTCGAAGATGGGTGGCGCTCACGACGCGACTCCGTGAACGGTGTTGGAGTAGGGCAGTTGGCAGTCGACGCAGACCCCTGTCCCGTCGTCGATGTAGTCGTGCACGGGGCGAAGAGCGCCCGTGCGGCCCTTCCCCTTTAGGGGAGGAGAAGGGGACGCGTTACCTGACGCGTGACGAGACGCGTTACTACCGCGTCGCTTCTTGTCCTGCGCCGCCCGCCACCTCTGCTGACGGGCGGCGTACTGCTCCCGACGACGGCGCACCTGCTCGGCGGACGGATTCCGCTCGAGGAAGTGGACCATCTGGAACCCGTGCTCGACGATCTCCCACAAGCCGACGTCCACAAGCCTCGCTGCCCACTCCTTGGTGCCGTACGTGGTGGCTATCTCACCGGGGATGAACCCGTCGGTGAGGTGCCGCGCTGCGTACATGCCGCATCGGGAGTAGAGGCCGAAGGCTGCTGTGCCGGCCCGGGTGACCCTCGGGTCGTTGTCCCAGTCGTCATCGAGAAGGAACGCCATCAGTCGACCACCACCGGATACGGCTCGACCTTGCATTCCTTGAGCACGCCGCCGACGTGACGAAGGACGTCGGGCAGCTTGGTCAGCCGCGTCGCGTCCGGCTCGCCGGCGCATTCCCAGTCGTGGTCCGCAGCTCGCTCGGCGCGCTCGTGGACCCACACCGGGACTTCTTGGAGGAAGTGCTCGACGACCATGTCGAAGCGCCGGACGTGCCACTCCAACTGCTCCCGCGGCATGTTCTCGAACAGGCCCTCGCTCTCTTCGTCGTCGAGCAGCTCGGTTGCGGTGTCGTTGAGTTGGCCGATCAGCTTCCAGGCGATCCCGCACATGTAGCGGAAGGTGTTTTCCGGCTTGACCTTCTCCGCCCGCATGGCCTTCTCGGCGCAGTCCGCCAGCACTTCGATGGGCAGGCCTGCGGCGATGAAGTTGTCGAGCGAGTTCTCCCAGTCGTCGGGCAGGGGGACCCGGGGCGCGTTCGGCCCTTTTCCGAGTCCCCACCCGTTCCACAGGTTGTGGAAAGCGGCACGCTTCTCGTTGCGCTCGGCCAGGTCGTCAAGGAGTGCTTGCGCGGCGATGGCGCGTGCCCGCGCCCAGCGCAGCGCGTCGGCGGCTACGTCGTCGACCAGAGTGGCATCGGGCGGTGTCGCACTCTTGCCGCCGTTGCAGTCCTGGCACGCCGTGACAAGGTTGGACGGGTCGTCCGCTCCTCCGAGCGCCACCGGCAGGACGTGGTCGATCGTCAGCTTGACTTCCGGCGCCCCGCGCCCGCAGTACCGGCACGCGTGGTTGTCGCGGCGGAGCACCTCGAACCGCAGACGTTTGCTAACCGCCATCAGTCAGTCCCCCGTGTTGTTTGCGGTAGTGCTCCAACCACACCCCGAACGCTGTCCACGCGTTCACCCAACGCCCTTCGAACGGGCAACCAGGCTCCATGCAGCACACCCACGTCACTGGCCACCGAACCTTTCCCGCGCCACCGCGTTAGCCGCATCCGCTAACGGGAACGTCCACCCCAACAGCACCGGCAGCGGCACCCCGGGGTCGACCATCGCCGCCAGGACGAACAGCAGGTCGAACCGGTCCTGCTCCGGCAGGCTGAGCAGCCACGTCCGGTTGCGTTCCGGGTCGACGTCACGCACCCGGCAGACCAGTTCCGACGCCAACGCGACCAGCTCATCCCCGCGCCGGCTCATACGACGGCCCTCGCCGAGCAGGCTTCACGACAGAACCGGCGCGCCGACGCCTTCTTCGCCACAAACCAACGCCCGCACCGCCAGCAGCGGCGGGCGTCGACCAGCTGGCCGGTGAACTTCCACCCGCCCCGGATAACCCCGTCATCGCGGTAGGCGGCAGCTTCTTGGACGCATTGCCGCTGCACCGGACACGTGCGGCACACCGCTATCGCGGCCCGGTTCTTCCACTGCCCACCCTCGTCGGTGGCGGGGTAGGTGTCCCACCACGTCGGCTCCTCACCCCGGCAGTGCGCTTGAACCCTCCAGTCATTCATCGGCCCGGTACCTTCGGCACTCACACTTCTTCCGCCGGCCCCAGGAGATGCACGCCATCCGCACACCCGACCGGCTGATCCGATGCGTCGTGTACGCGTGGCCGCACACGCACGCCGGCATGGGCGCGGGGTATTGCTGGGCGCCGGACATGGCCTGCGGGTCTCTCACCACAACGCCACCCGCCTACCGGAGCCCTCACACCGCTTCTCACCATCAGGGGTGAGGTGGTTCCAGAACCGCTCCGCCGAGGGGTACACGGCGATCTGACGGCCGCAGACAGGGCACTGCCTGATGGCTCCCTTACGAGGCATCGGTGGCCTCCAGGTCCTCGACCCGGCGGCCGTCGTTGGTCAGGTACACATAGCGGCGGCCACGCTCGATCAGCATCGGCACCCTGCGCGGGTCGCAGCCGCGTTGCAGCAGCCAGCCCTCCCGGTACGCCATCGCCCGCAACGGCCCCTCGATCGCCCCGTGGCATCCGGTGGTGCCCGACCCGCAGACGGTGTACAGGTTCGATGGCAGGTTCAGCCGAACATCGCGGCTGCCGCCCATGCCGCGCGGGATGCGATGACCGACGGACCAGTCCCGGCCCCGGTCTCCGCACACACCCTCGTCGCACACCACACAGGACCAGTGGTCGCGCTCGAGTACGAGGTCAACGACCGCCGACGACGGGCCAGTGTTCCTGGGTCGGGTCCTCATCGGCGCGCGTCTCACGGCTGTCCCCTTACCGGCAGCACCCCGCCAGCCCGTGCGAGCTTCCGCACCTCACGAACCCGCGCTCGCCACAACCGCCGCCAATCCAGCGGCAGACCCTCCTCGGCGATGTACTCCTCGCCGCAGATCCGGCACCGGTAGAAGCGGCGCAACTCCACCACGTCATGAGCCATCGACACGTCGGCGTAGCCGAGGTCTTCGCACGGCTCCTCACAAACCCAACAAGCAGGAGTCACGACGCTCTCCCGTTGTCGCGGGTCAAGTGGTGATGGCCGCGGCGTGAGCGGCGGCACTCATACGCGCGCATCGGGTGCGAGCCCAGCGCTTCGAGCTCGCGGGCGGCGGACTCAGCCGACAACCGGTCCGGGTAGATGACCTTCCCGTCCGTCCCTGCACCTTGGAGCCGGCGGCCGGTCTCCTGCTCGAACCGGGACGGACCGCAGAAGGTGACGTAGCCGTTCGAGCGTTTGCGCGCCCACCGGGCGATCACCTGGCGGCGGCCTTCGTCGTCAGCCATTGGGCTCACCGCCGTCCCCTACCGGCTCAGCCCCAGCGGTCAGCTCCTTGATTCGCTCACCAGCAATCGCGTCGAGCGCCGCATACTGCGCCTGGGTGATCCAGCCCGTACCCGTCGCCTGCTTCACCGCCGAAGCGACGAGAGCGAAGTCCTTGCGTGTCATGGCACGCGTCTTCTTGGCCAGCGCCTCGTAGTGCTCGACCTGTTCCGGGGTGGGTGGTTTAGCTGCCTGCTCCCACTCATCCCGGTGCGCCCGCTCGTACGTCTGGCTGTCCGGCTCCGGATCGTCGGTCGGGATGCACAGGGCTTGCAGCAGCGCGATCCGGTACGCCACGGACATCGCTTTCGCGGTGCCCTTATCGCCGTGATCCATGGACTCGCCGGGCGTGACCGCTTCGATGAAGTCGCCGGCCGGACCGTAGAACCGGTACCGCACCTGCACGGTGCACTCTCGCGACGGCTTCCCGCGCGAGGTGGTGACGTCCCGGTACGACGCGTTCTCCAGCACCGGCATCACGAGCACGCCGTGCTTGCGCAGCTCCGGCCCGACCGCATTCACGACGGCGTCGATGCCCCGGAACACGTAGCCGTGCTCCGGGTTACGCTGGCCCTTCTTCACGGCCTGGACGGCGTCCATCACCTTCGACAGCGCCTCAACGACGGACGGTTTATCGCTCATGGTCGGGTCACCTCGTGTAGCTCGAACACCCGCCAGCCCTCGCCGTCCTGCATGAGCAGCTCGTCCAGCTCGCGCAACCCGTCATCGCGGTGCTCGTGGACGGTGATGATGTGCTCGGCTTCGAGCCATTCGCCGGTGCAGTCCAGGACCACCCAGCCAGCCGGATCGCTCATCGGGCCAACTCCTCGTAGCGCCGAAGGAACAACGGAGTCCGGATGCGCGTCCTGCGCGACGAGTTCGGCGAGTCCTGCCAGCCGCCTTCGTCGGTGCGCACCTGCCACCAGCCGATACCGGAAACGAAGCCACCAGCATCAGCGGCATCGACTCGGAGCACCCTGCGGAACTGGCCGTCCAACTCCCGGACAATCGCGTCGGGACGCTTCTCCCGCCACAAGGAACCCACCGCCGGTGTCATGCGGCTCGCTCCGTGGGTGAAGGAAGAACCCCCCACGCCGAAAGCCACTCGGCGGCAGCGGCAGGACCAGTGAGGGTGGCCGACGCCCGCAGCCGTCGGCGTGGATTACGCGCCGGGTCTGAGCAGGGAATCCGATCATCGACCGTGACGAAGATGTGGTCCGGATGCAGTTCGGCCTCGATCACAACGTCGTGTCGACGCCACAGCCATTGCGCGCTGTACCAGGAACCGAACGCGGTCCGGTCGTAGCCGGCCGCGCGGAGTGCGCGTAGGAGCGGAACCCAGTCGCAGACGCTGGGATGGGGTCCGCCCGGAGGATGTGGCTGCGGAGCGGGCGGAGGAGCAGGCCAAGGGGCGGTCATTCCGCACCTCGCAGGATCTCCCGACCGGCATCGGTCAACACCCAGTCGGCACCGTCGGTTTCTGCGACCCAGCCGGCCGATTCCAATTCCTGTACCCGCTTGGTGACGGTCTGCTGGGTCTGCCATTCAGTCGGCGCGTACGGGCAAAGCACGACCCGAGCGGTGTCGGCCGTCAGGTCGGTGAAGACCTGGGCGTTAGCGATATCGCGCAGCAGTTGAATGCGCGTCGGTGTTGGGTAAAGGTTCACCGGATACCTCCGATGTAGTAGGCGTTACGCGGCGGGTTGTAGTCGGGGTCATTACCGGCCCGCACCGCAACCACAAGGCCGTAGGCGCAAATGGCTGCCACGACCAGGCCGGCGATAGCGGCGGCGATATCCACACCTCGGGTGGAGGTGGCGTCATCGATGCGCATCCACCACACGGCCAGCCGTTCCCGTAGTGGGCGTTTGTGCCGGTGCACGTCCATCACTGCTCCCGCAGACGAGCCGCGCGCCGTTCAATGGCAATCGCAGCGCCGATCGCCGACGCGTTGAACGCCCACACCGCGACGAGCAGCCAGTCCCTATCGAGCAATTGGCTGGCAGCGGCCACAAGAGCGGCGGCGACAGCCACCCCATATGCGTCCACGCGGCGGCTCTTCACGAACCAGCCGAACACTGCGGCGGTCATGTAGACCGCGAACGCGGCGAAGAAGGAAGCCTGGAGAACGGCATTCACTGGTCTTGTCTCCCTCGGATGACAGGCGGGGACCCGACCAGCGAGTCCAGGTAGTCGATCTGCGCCATACGCATCTGCCGGGTCATGTTGAGCTCGTCGCGTAGCCACTGCTCGTCGGCGGTTTCGGTGGTCCAAAAGTCGTCATCGGGGGTGAGCAGAGCCATCGCGGTAGCGGCGTGTCGGGCGAACCGCACATCCGCCCGCCGCCGGCGGGTGGCGACAAACGCCCCCAGGACAATCAGCCCACCGATGAACAGCGCGACACCGGCAGGGAACACCCAGTTAGGCACGGGGCTCTCCCATCTGCGACAGGCACAGCCCCGCCAGCGCCGACCCGTACGCGGCCATCTCGCCCTGCAGCCAGTTGCCGTTGGCCACAGCCGTTTCCAGGTCGAGCTTCGCCGGGCCGCCCGTCCGGTAGCTTCGCGCCGACTTCACACGCGACATCGCGTCTGCGTAGTCCCGCTTAGCCGCCTGGTATTCGCGTACCGAACGCACCACTTCCAACGCCAGCATGTGGATGGTGTTCTCGATCGGGTTGTCGCTCACCACGGCAGGGACCCGTCGTTCTGCGCGAAGCACCTCGAGCACTTCGTGGGCTTCAGCCACACCATCGCCTGCACTACGGTCACCGTGACGCCGGGCTGACCGCACGCACGCCGGTTGTCCGGCCGGTGCGCCACATTCCCGTGGTCGACGATCAACCGGTCCGAGTTGGCTAACGCCTTCTTCACGGCTTCCTCCCCTGCGCGATAGCCCGGCCGATACGCAAAGCCGTCGCCTTCTTGCCGCGCTCGTATCCGAGCCACATGCCGGTGAAGAACGCGGCGATGATGAGCAGGATCGCGGCGACAGCTAGAGCGGTAGCCATCACGACTCACCCCGCTGGATGTGCAGCTGCTCCAACGCCGCGCCGAGTTCGTCGCGTAGCCGGTCCCGCTCGGCCCGAAGCGCGGCGTTCTCCTCGACAAGCTGATCGCGGTGACCCTCAACGGCATCGCAGCCAAGGGAGTGCGACATCGAGCAGCCGGCCTGGTAGCCGTCCTGGAACTCGCCACCCTTCGCGGCGACCAGCGCAGCGTTGTTGGCGGCGAGCCGCTTCACCTCGGCGACCAGAGCCTCGCGCTCGACGGCGATCTCGCGGGCCAGCGCTTCCAGATCATCGGCGGCCGACGACAGCGCGATCGCGTTATCGATCGGGTACGGCCTGAGGTCTAGGGGCTCACCGGTACTCATCGGAACTCCCAAGCTTGATCGGTTGGGTCAGGTGGGATTCCGCCCGGCAGTCGCAAACGATCAGGCCGTGGACGCACACGCGGATCGGCGCCACCAACGCGACCGGGGGAAGGAGCGGTGGAATGACGCGTCCTATGCGGCGGCGGCCGCGGTACATGAACGGACGCATCACGCACCGCCCTCGCCGTCGCGACTGAGCCTGTCGCGCAGCTCCCGCATCCACGGCGCGTGGAACTGGGCCGATCTGCCGCGCACGTGGCTTTGCATCATGGGACGCCAGCCGTCGTCATAGCTCTGGACGAACCAGTCGACGAGCCTGTCCACGTCATCGCCGGTCAGGTCCCAGCGGAGCCGCGGTCGGGTGGTCACGATGCACCGCCGATGTGGTTGTCCCGGTCCACCAACACCAGCCGCCAATCACCGCGCGGCTCATACAGGCCCCGGTTCTGCTCGGCGATCCCCGCGAACACCAACTCAGCCAGACGCCGGTCGGCGAACCCGTGTTCCCGGTGCACGATCCACCCCGAGGCGGTGTGCGCTCGCTCCTCGATGCGGTACTTCGGTGCTACGTTGCTCTTCATCCGGAGGTCTCCTCTCAGGTTGGTTCTCCGGGTGGCGCTCCGATCGGTCACACGGTCGGAGCGCACTTACGTCACTCGCCCTTGATGCGGGCCACGTCGGCGTCGGCTGCGGTGGTCGTGAGCTGCTCCAGGTGCAGGTTCGCCACGCCCCACGCGACTTCGTTCTGCACCTCAGCGGCGTCGGCGGCGTACGTTGCGTAGCCCGGGTTGCCGATCCGGGAGACGTCCTCGGCGCATCGGTCGAGGCGGTCGGCCAGATCCCGCAGGCGCGAGGCGCGTTTCTCGATGGCCTGCGCCAACCACCGCGCGTTGAACTCCTCGGCGGTCTCAGGCCGCTTCTCGGGGGGCATCGCTGCTCCTTCAAGATCGTTGGGGGTGGGGGCCGGGGTCCGGTCCGGGAGGCGGTAGCCGGACCCCGGCGATCAGGCGGCGGCCAGGAACGCTTCGGTGGAGGTGCCGACGGCGGCGGTGGCCTCGGCCACGGTCTGCGCCTCAGGCACGCGGTTCATCAGCTTCAGCAGCCGCTTGGCGGTCTGGATGGTCTTGCTCTCGGAGTCGATCTGCTTCGCCGAACGGGCGATGATCTGCTCCAGCTCGTCACGGGTCAGGTCTTCCCACAGCACGGCCTGGAAGTAGGTCTCGCCCTGCGGGCTACGCCGGCGCACACCGATCGCGGCGGGCTTGGTGACCGTGTACGACTTGCCGGCCACGGTCACGACGTCGCGCTGCTTGTTCCACTTGCGCCACCTGCGCAGAGCGCCGGAGACGAGCAGGTCTTCCAGCACCCACCCGGCCCACGGCCGCTGCGCCTGCACGGCGGAGCGAAGCGCCTCCACCATGCGCGGCCCGATCAGGTGCGACGGCAACGGCTTGCCGTCCGCGTCATATCCGGCGTCGTAGAGCAGCGCGTCGTACTCGGCGCGCTCTTCCGGGGTCAGGATCTCGCTCACGCCACACCGCCTTCGATGAGCCGCAGCGCGAAACGCGTCTTGCGCATCCGCTCGTAGGTGTGCGCGACAACGTCGGCGTGCGCCTCGATCGCGTACCACGTCGTCTCGGAAGCGAGCTCGGCGACCCGCTCGGCGTCGAACTGCATCCACCCGCCCGACTTGGCCAGGGCCGCAATAAACCGCGTCATGAACTCCTGGTCGGGGGTTACGGCCGGCCCCGGGGAAGTGGGGCCGGCCGCTGGTCCGGCGTGCCGGTTGGGCGCCGGACCATCCACCGACGAGATGGGCACGTCGGCGGCCGTCTGTGGGGAGGCCGGCCGGAGTCCAGACGGTCCGACCTCCCCGTCGCCTGCTTTCGGCGTTGGCGCGCCGTCCGCTTCACCGATGCCGCGAGGAAGATCGGCACCAGCTCCTAGCCCGGCGTGGGCCTCACCCTGCGGGTGGTCTAGTGGGGAGACGGCGGCGGCCACCCCGACATCCGCCGTCTCCCCCGGGCCCGTCCCGGCTTGCATCGGGGACGGACGAGTCTGCGTTGGGTAG